CAGAAAACGGCGACATCTTTTTTGAACTTGTTTGGCTATAAAGAACCTTAACACCTGTTATGGTATAATATAGCTAAACAGGGGATGCACTATGCATCCCCTAAAATATAGTTTACTGCTTTTTCAGCTTTGCCAGCGGCAGAGATTATCATAGTTGGATCATTTTTTAGAACTTGCATCCAACCTTGAAGATATGCAGCGCTATTTCGGAAAGAAGCTCTTGTTTCTATCCCTACATAGGCAACAAGGTTTGCCGCGCCGAGCTCCGCTACAAGCTCTTCTTTGCTGTAGTCATCGCTTCCAAAAGCCGCTGCGCCAGAACCGCAAGCAAAGCGATCAAGCCTTGTTTTATGCCCGGTAGAATGTGCCATCTCGTGAAAGGCTGTCGAGTAATACAATGCATCATTAGGGAATTGTTCAATCTTCGGAATGACGATTGCATCACGTGACGGGCTGTAAAACGCTTCGTCGGACAGATTATCGCGGATCAGCTTTACGCCCTCGCGCTCAACATAAGCGGTAATGATGTCCTCGGCCTCCGATACCGGGTTTGCGTGCTTTTGGAGTTCGGGAGGATATTTGATTTTGATATTCTCGCAATCTTCGACATTGAACACGGTGTAGTATCTAAGCATCGGTACGATCTTTTCTGTTGGCTCTCCGCTCTCGTCCGTCAAGCTCGTTGTCACCTGTTTCCAGAAAACAACCGGGCGGCCTTTAGAGCCTTTCTTCAAATGGCCCTTTTCAGCTTTGATCTGATTCATCGTCACCCACTCGCCCGCGCAACCAAGAATTAACTGGTTAAGCAGGCTGTACGGCTTGCCGGTGGTGTGGGAAACAGCACCAACGCCCGTCCAAGGCTTGTCCCACGGGATGACGCCCTTTTCCATTTCCTCAATCAGGCGGTCAGTTATCAACGCGCAAATTTTCTTGTTCATACAATCGCCTCCTCCGCCGTCTGGTAGATGAATTCATACTCGGCATTGGAAATGCTGTCGTCATTCGCGGCAAAAGACACAATATACCGAAGCGTGTCAATGCTGTCAGCCGCTGCGATCAAATTGATGTACTCGCTTACGCACATAGTTTTTTCTCCTTTACATTTGCGCCTTGCCGTGTTAAGGTAGAAAAGGAAAGGGGCTTTGGCAAGGCTCTAAGCCCCATCCTGTGGCTTTCGGTGAGCGGCTTTAGCTGGGGCGCTCACCGATTTTTTAATGCTTCTGCATGATACGCTTAACGCGCTCTCGCAGCTCTTCGAGCGAATCGCAAGTTTCGATCAGCTCAAGAATCGCTCTGAGCAACGCTTCCGTGACGTTCACGTCAGGCATGTCCTCACTTCCTTTCGTAAAAGGCTTTCGCCCTTGCCTTACAGTTGTAGTTATAAACTATATAGTTTAGAATGTCAACTGTTTAATTGAATTTTCTTGCAAAAATTTATAACATTTTCGACATGCTCAATGAAGCACGCGGTTGATTTTATAAAGCAAAGAGGAGGGCCTTTCAGCCCTCCTCTTTTAATGCCTTGATGATTATGTTTTCGATGTAATTTGTCAGTGTCCGGTTCTCCGCATCGGCGGCTTTTTGCAACTTTTCTTTCATCTCCGGTGTGAGGCGGAGATTGACGCGCTCTGTCTTTGCCATTATTTTGCCTCTGAACTGTCGAAGCAACCCTCGGTAGACCCGGCGCAGCCATAGGCTTTCCAGTCAATCGGGAGGTCTTCGTCAGCAATGCTCTGGTCGAGGTCTTCGCGATCCACGCGGAAGACCCAGATGTGCCGCTGCTTGCGCTCGCGCTCTGTGAGGTAGTGCCACTGCTCGCGGGCGTCGTCGTTCGCCTCTTCCAGAGTGCGGAAAGCCTTTTCAAATACGTCCGGGTGCCCGCCCGCGCCGTAGATCGGTTCATCCTGAACAAGGTAAACGTGGTCAAGCTCTGCCCAATCGTGGGCGTTCTCTTTCGTGAACTCGTTTTTCATGGTTGTTTTTCCTTTCTTCGGGCGTTCATCTCTTGCCCTTATGGTTGCATTGTAAACCAATGTACATACAGTGTCAACAAAAATTTGAAGAACTGAAAGAAGCGCCAGAAATTCCCCGGCGCTTCCTGCTAATTGAAAAAAATGTCATTCGACGATACACTCGTAATACCGCACGAGCTTATCTTCGTCCGCGTCCTTATCGCAAAGAAACGCTTCGGCAAGGTCTGCGTAGAACTCCGTGTTGTTGACGTTGAATTTCTTTGCCACCTTGAAGTAGTCCGAGTACAGCATGTTCATGGCGACATAGAACTCCATCGGATCACAGTCTATTTTCTTCTGTTCAAGAAGATTCTTGGTCTGGTCATAGCTCCAATGCGCGCCCCTGCTGCCGTCCTCATTCTCAAGGCCACGCATCCACTCGTCCGCCATTTCGCGGGTCATGCGGTCGTACACTCCGGCATAGCCGCGGTCGTACTCGCCGCCGTAGCTCTCTCCCATACGAGGCTCGTAGGAGAATCCGATTCGTCGGCGGTCGTCGTAGTAGTCCGTGTATTCGTCGCGGTATTCGTTGCGCGGGGCATAGCGCCCGTTGTTGTAATGCTCGCGGCCTCGGCTGTCGCGGTATCTGTCCTGCGGCTCGTAGTCACGGTTATTCTGTGTCTGGTAGTCTCGGATGCGTCTGATTCTGTCCGCTCTCATGTCGCTGCTCCTGTCTCCGCGTTAATAGCGGTAAGATCATTGCTCGGCGAGCAGCACGGCTTCCCGATCATTCGGAACGTGCCGCCCGTGGCGTTGGTGACTACAATCGTGCTGTACTTCGTCCGCGTCCGCACACCACATGCAGTTACGGGAGCGCAACAACGATTCGTCAGCGGGAACTGCGCCGTTCCCGCGCCGATGGTAAACACGACAGGCGCGTTAATCGTCGCCGTCGTTGGGATGCTCTGCGCCAGAACGATACAGTATTTTTCACCGTTGGAGTAGTTGCCATCTGGAAGATTGACAACCAGATTCCCGCCGGTAAACGTGATCGACTGGCTAAGGATCAGCCTTTTGCAAAGCTGACATACAGGTTTGCAAGCCATTTTTAACTCCTTTCAGGGGCGGGATGTCCCGCCCCGATCACATTTTCAGCACCCGCAACAGGTGTTCTGGTTGCAGCAGTAAGGGTTCTGCACCTGATACGCGGGAACGGGGGACGGGCGCAGCGCGTTAATGAGCGTCGCGTTCTGGGCGCTCTGGGACGCGGCCAGACGCAGCGCCTGATTATCCGCTTCAAGGCTCTGAATCTTGCTCTGCGTGAGGAAATCGAGGATAGCGCGGGTTCCGGCGTTCTGGTTGTCCGTGATGTCACGGGCAACATTCTGGATGGTGTTCCGGGTATCGCACGCCTGCGTCGCCATGTCATAGCGAACCTGTGCGATAGCCTGCCGATTCTCGCAGCAGCAGTTCTGGTTCTGCATCTGCATGGCGTTGAGCTGCTGCATGAGCGCCGCCTGCTGATTGCATCGGGCAAGCTCCGCCGCAGAGAATCCGCTCGTCACGGCCTGCGTCACACCAGCAAAGCCGTTAAGCATTCCGGTATTCATCGCGTAGAAGCCGTCACAAACGCCATTGTTCACCGCGTCGATCTTGCGCTCAATGTTCGCAAAGTCGGAGGTGAGAACATAGCCATCAACTACACCGCCGGAATTGCCGCTGCCAAAGCCGTAGCCGCCGTTCCCCCAGCCGAAAATCAGCGCAAAGATGATGATTGCCCACCAACCGTCGCCGCCGAAAAGACCGCTTCGGTTATTGTCGCCCTGTCCGGCAAGGAAGCCGTTCATAAAATCGTCTGCCATAGAAAAAACTCCTATCAGTTTATTTACATCCGGGCGCGCGCCTCCCGGCTGCATTCGAGAAGCGGCTTTTTGTCAAGATGCCGTAAACTGATAGGAGAGTGTTTATTTAAGCCCTAATCCTCGGGCGATTTCGTCCACAGTCGTTCCGCGTTCCTTCGCCATGTTCTCCGCCATCTGCCGGAGCTGGTCGGGCGTCTTTCCCTGTACCATCTGCAAAGCCTGTTGCGCCCGCGGATTGCGTCCAGCCATCTGCTGCATTAGCGTCATCGGGTTTCCGCCGGTACGGGCGAGGTTAATTAAATTGAAAATCGGATTATTCGTCATCATCTTCTACCCTCCGGCGCTTTTTGGCGGTCAGCTCCGCCCGTAGCGCGTCAAGGTCGGCTTTTGTGGCGTACTCTACCGCTGGGGCTTGTTCAGGCGTGAACAGTTTGAAATCAAAGAAATCCGATGCACCCGTCTGCTGGTTGAAGCGTTTCAGGTAGATCATTCCGTGCCCAATGTCCGGCATGACGACACCGAGAGAAAAGTAGTCCGTGCTTGTGGCAATAGCCTCTTCGCGGCTCGTGACCGGCTTGCAGACGTATCCGGGAGCAATCTGCTGCATGGGCTGCTGTCTCTGATATCCGCCGTAAAACTGCTGTGGCTGCTGGTAGTAGTTTTCCATTGCTTCACGTCCTTTCTGCCCCCATTGTCACATAAAAAAAGAGGGCTAACCCATCGGTTAGCCCTCAATAATCCATCAATAATCCATCATTCGATTGCAGCGGCGATCTTGTCCTTAATCGCCCGTATACGGCGCTCAACTTTCTCTGTGCCGTACAGTTCCGTGTCCGTCTGCATGGCGAAGGAGATTTGCAAAACGCTCATGCCCTTTGCCCGCAGACGGAAGATTTTTAATTCCTCATCGGTAAAGCCGCAGTCCCGCTCAAACTGTTCGCGCAGCTCTCGCGGGAATTGCAGCTTATTCTTTGTCCCCGGCGTTGTTAAACTCCGTAGGATGCTCTCTGTCGTCATCGGCTACACTCTCCATATATGCGTTAAAAAGTGTCTCTGAGAGGCTTTCAGACGCCTCCACGCCATTGATGCGGCAGAACGTTTTTACGGATTCTTTCATCTTTCCGTAGTGTCGGTTTACAAAGTTTTTGTTGCCGTCAGGCGGCTTTGAACTTATCGTTCATTTCCTTAACGGCGGCTTCGAGAAGCACCTTAAGCTCGTCCTCCGTGGTTTTGATGCCCTTCTGTTCGAGTATGGAGGCGGCAACGGCCATGGCGCGGGACAGTTTCTCGTCGCCGTGGATATCCTTATACACCTGTTCAATGTACGCAACGGTAGTTGCCGCTACCTTGCGCTTGGTATCGGTGTTGACATACTTCTCGTACAGCTTCGCGGCGTAAGACGCAGCAATGCCGCAGACGGCGAGGATGATGTACTTGATGATTTCCATGCAGTAGGTAGTGATAATCTCGTTCATTGCAAATTCTCCTTACTTCAAAAAATCGTTTTTCTTTAGATGTCCCGCGTAGACGCTGTTAAGATGCTGAATGGTGTTTGCGGCGCGGTTGTTTTCGTATAGCGGGTGGCCGGAGCAATAGTCCTCGTATCGGTCAACGTCCCGAAGAACGTCAGCCCAATGCTCGGCGGTGTGAAGAACACCCTGCCGCACCTCATCGCCGAAGCGGAGGATGCGGCTTCGCGCCTCGTCAGCACGACACGCGGCGTCGTCCTCAATGTGCTTTACGAGCTTACCGTCTAAGGCGTCCAAACGCTTCACAATCTCGCTTTTGTTCTTACGGTTGGCGAGGATCAGCGAGAAGATGCCCGCAACGGCAGCCCCGCCGCATGCGGTGATGATTGCCTTTATGATTTCCATTTATTTCTCCTACTTTACTCCGAGTATCCGGTTCACTTCGCCCTGCACGAGATCGTAAAACCACGCGCCGAGCTTCTGCTTTCGCTCCTCACCGTTGCCCCACTTTCCGTCGAGCACCTCCTGCGCCATTGCCGGAATGCTCACAGTCATTCCTTCCTTTTCGTCTGGGCAGGGCTCTGCTCCGCCCGCCGCTCCATCGTCGAAATAGGACAGCGGGACATGCATGATATCAAGGTCGAGCGGCTCCCCGCGGTACTGGTGAAAGATGCATTTCCCAGTCAGATCGGGATAATGCTCCCCGTCGTTCCAGCCCCACGCCGCGATCCATTTGTCGTAGCCGGTATTCCCGATATGCTCGTCAAACCAGCTCTGCGACGCATATACGCCCGTTCTGTTCCCTGCCTCTTCCATAGCCGCGCAGAACGTTTTGCACATTGCGGTTATGGTCTCGTCCGTGGGGAAACCGTTTTTCACCTTATACCCGTCCGCGTCCTCCATATCAAACCACACGCCGAGACGGGGCTTTCGGCCATTGAGGAAGCGCAGACACCGCTCCGCCTCCAATTTAGCCGTCTGCACATTCAGCGCATAGCTGTACCAGTAGATGCCCCACGGGATACCGAGCGCATCGCATTTGGCAATGTTGCGCTCCGCCCATTTGTCGGCATTTCGGATGCCGTAGCCGCCGCGGATGATGACAAAGCCATCTTTGTAAGGGGTGAAGTCAAAATCGCCCTGATGCTCGGAAACGTCAATACCGTTCATTTCCATGTCCCTCCTGCTTTGAATTTTGCCAGCGCATTTTTCCATGTGCCGCCCTTGCGGTACAGCGTCGCCTGCTTCCACGTCCCGCCGACCTTGAAATAAAGCGTCGAGCCGAGCAGCGCTGGGGCGGTAAATGTCGCGGTTTGGACGGCGACCGCGGCGTCAACACCGCCGACCTTTACGGTTATCGTTACGCCCTCTCCGGCTTCGCCGACGAAGTAGAATGTGGTCGTTCCTTTGGTTACGCCGAAGGACGTGTCCTCTGTTCCCGCAACGCCGCCGACATCGCACCGGAGCTTCCAGTTGGACGGCGGGTAATACGTCCCGTAGCTGCCGTTTGTGCTCGTAAGCTCTGCTTTAACAGCAAACTGCCTGCCATTCAGACGGGCGATGTAGAGCTTTCCGGTAAAGTTCCAGTGGTTTGACCATCCCGAAATGCTCTTTTCCTGCTCCCAAGCGCTGCCGCTGGGCAGCGTCGGAGCGGTCTTCGACCATGCCATACCCGCACCTCACTCCGAATACATAAGATAGATATCCCCGTCCGCGCCGAGCTCGGCGCCCGGCTCCGTCGTTCCGGCGTAAACATGCCGCACCTGATCGGCGGAAAGGCCGAACTTCGTATACGGAATGTCGTTCGCGAGCTTCTCAGCAGTCACGACATTGCTTCCGAGATTCGCCGTGCCAACCGCGCCGTTGGCGTTGGACAGCGCGCCAAGATTTGCCCGCGCCGCATCCGCCGTCGTTGCGCCCGTGCCGCCGGAATCGACGGGCAGCGCCGTGGTCTTAAAGGCCGCGCGGATTTTTGACACGATGTTAGACCAAGGGGTTTTCCGGTTCAGCGATACGGAAACATCATAGAACGGGAAATAGTCCCCGTCCGCAAGCGTCGCTTCTGCGGCAAGATCTTTTGTCGCCGCCTGTTTCGCTTCAATCGCATCGGGGATCGTAGTTTCATCGTCTGCGCTAACGGGGATATCGTCGCCGGTTAACGTCACATTGCCGGAGGCGTCCGGCGATTTCATGTTCACTGTCACGACAGAGCCGGAGCCGTTCATTCCGTTGTAGACGGAGAATGTGGTAAACTCTCCATTGTCGAACGTGATCTTGTAAGTATCCGTCGTTCCGGCGGCGTGCGTTCCGCTTTGCAGCGTGATGGACGCTATACCGTTTCCGTTCTTTACGTTGAACGTGGATGTCGTTCCGTCCGTGAGCGTCACGGTGTAGGTGTCCGTCAAGCCGCTTGTTCCGGTTTTGGCGATGCTCTTGATGGATGAGCCGTTTGTCACGGTAAAGTTGGTGCTTGTGTTATCCGAGAACGAGATTTTATAAGTATCCACAAGGCCGGACGTGCTGATTTTCGTAACGCTCGTGATTGCCCGCCCGTCCGTTCCCTTGTCGCCCTTTGCGCCGGTCGCACCGCGTACCGAAGTAGTTGTTACCTCCGTATCGTCCGCCATCGTGAACGTAAGGGTATAATCATCGTTCAGGGTAATGCTTTTAATCCCGCCATGACCGTCAAGAGCCGTTGCAAGGTCGTTGATAAGCACCTGTCCGGTCAGAGACTTTGCCTGTCCCGCCTGTTCCATAACAAACAGATCTGTCGTTGTTACGGTTGATGCTCTCGGAAGTTCGCCTACTGTTTTGTCAGCCAAGGATTAGCCCTCCTTTGTTTCCGCCGCCATCAATTTCTCAATAAGCAGCTTGATGTAAACGAGCTTCTCGAAATTCTCCCATCCATCGACGCGGAGAGTGCCGAGAAGCTCCTTGATTTTATTAAGCTCGTTCATTCTTCCTCCCCGGCAAAAAGCCGACGAAGCGTTACTCGGATTCCGTCATTCTGTGCGGAAATGCTTACAAGTTTTATAAAACCTGTATACTCGTAAGATTCCCCGTTGCTTTCATAACGGATTTTTTCTAAGTTCGTTTTCTTTGAAAAGAAGTCGGCAATCTCAACGATCGTTGATCCTGTAATGACTACATGCATATTCCCAGCAGTGCTTACGCCGAAAAAAGAACAATTAAACGCTCTGTCATTTGCAAAAATCATTTTTAACCCCTCGCTAATATCCATGCATATGTGCCATCTCCGAGTTTTACATATTTCCACGTAACGAAATAATCTTTGAATTTGAAGGTCAACCCAGTTTTTAGATTATTTATAGTGGCGTATGATGCTCCTAAGTTTCCCATTATAAATTCCGCAAAGTCGTATGCGTTGGCAATGCCGGTATTTATCCAGCTATTTGTGTTGGCAGAGGTTATTGTCCCGCCGCCTATCTGACCGCCGGATATGTATCCCGCATACTCCCCATTTTGCGTGCCGGTTTGAATGCGATTTGCAAACACATTCCCGGTAAACGTTCCGTCCGTTGCATACAGTTGCCCGTAGCTGTTTACGCGGAATTTCCCGCCGCCGAGAGCGATGCCATCTGTACCGATATAAACGCCGTTCACCGTGCCATAGAGAGAGGACAGCGCGTTATAAATGGCGTTCTCCGTGATGGTGAAACCCTTGTTCTTACTTCCAATAAATCCGGACGTTGCCGTTATCTTGCCGGTGATGTCCACACCGTCTTTCGTCGCCCTGAACACTTCCTGCCCTGAGCTTTCCAGCACAAACCCGTCCGCCGTCAGAGACCAACCAAAAGAGGCGGAATTGCCGCCGGTCTGCGTCACTCTCGCGGCAATCTCCTGCGCGTGTAGTTCCAAAGCCGCCCGCATTTCCGCTTCGCTCGTTTCTCTGGCCGTGACCTCCGCCTGAATGCTCGCGGCGTTAACTCTAAGGCTTGCCCTCGTCTCGGCAAACTGCCGGGTGGTCTTCCGGTCGGTCGGGGATTTATATGGATACTCATGGTCAACCGCGTTCTCCTGCGGTGCGGCGATACGCGCCGCCATCAGCGTTGAGAAATTCGTTTCGTTGACATATATGCCGGAAAAAACGCCGTTGATGGTAACGCCGTCACCCAACTCTGCCGCAGGGTCGAGCTTTGCCCATTCCGTGTCATACGGACGATAGACAAACTCCCCGATGCTCTCTAAGATGTCGTTTGCCATCTGTTGAGAACCCCACGGGCAGTCAAGCTCTAAGACGTTGTCCCCGCTCCCGGCCTCATAGAAGGAATCATCGTCCACGTTGATACGGACTTTTGTATACTTCGGGAGTTCGGGCGTCGTTGTATATCCTTTTGCGCTTCTTCCGATAAAAACCGATTCAGACAAGGATCCTGTCACCTCCGAACGTGAGGACATACCCGGCGGTATCCACGAGATAGTGTGTCTCGATGCCGATCTCATTCAGCCGGACAAGACGGAGCTTTCCATCGTCCGACATTATAAAGTTTCCGGCGTACATTGCCGCGATGTATCCGAGGATTTCCCTCATAGCGTAGCCGCCGGGATACTGGACAAGATACCCACGCTGCATGATGTCAAACGTGCGCGTATCGACCTCCACACCCATATGCCCAGCAATAAGGCTTACAACGTCAATGTCCGTTTTGGGCCATTCGCCGATGTTCCCATTCACGGGAAAATCGTTCTCGGCCTTTAACATAGCGTCGTATCCGTGGAATACGATCTCGTCCGTGCTCTCCCCGTCGGAGCGCGTATCGATATAAAACACGCCCTTTGGTATCCATTCGCTTTCCTTCGTGTCGTTCACGGCACGGATAAACGGCTTGATGGAGGACATTCTCTTGATCGTCGCCGTCGGCTTTACCATCGTGACATCGATTTCCGCGGCTACACAGCACCCGACCATAGGCTTGTCGTCCGTGAAAAGGTGCTGCGTGGTCTTGATCTCTTTGAGCATATTCCCGCCATAGCCGCCGGAATCGGAATCGTAGTAAATCCTCGTCCCGCCGAACGTGATATAGTCTGCGTGCTCATCGATCAAATAAAACTCGTCGCCGATGACGAGCTTGGTCTCGAACCAATGCGTACCGGCGACGATTTCCTTGTAGGTTGCGCTTGTGTTCTGCATGGCTATCTCTCCACAAGGGAGAGCGCATCAATGTTCCAGCGTTCTTTCCCATCACCGAAAGATGTATCGACCGTAGCCTTGCCTGTGCTGTTGTACATCGTCGTGACTTGCGTGCCCTTTAACCACGGGTTTGTGTATGTTACTTCTACATACTCCGGCATAAGCGCCGGTAGAACGATCTCGGCGTCTTTGGTGTACAGCGGCTTAAAAGTTGCATCAATGCGGAATTTCGTTGAGATCCTCGCCCGGTACATGGTGTAATCCATCGTGCGCCCCGCGTCCGAGCTGTCTCCGTCCTCGCGTGTCACGGTGTACCCGCCGCCGTCAAGATACGGAAGCATATCAACGCCGTTGACGATCAGTTTCATTTGCCGCGCCCCCTGTTCCGTTCCTCGGTGTAGGTGTACATGATCTCGCCGACCTTGCGCTTATCAAGGTAAACGTCGCTCGGTTTGATTTGTTCGTTGCCACGCGCCGTTAAACGGTCGAGAAGCGCGTCTAGCTTACTTTCCAACTCTGGGGATATACCATACCCATACCCGGAGGAAAACGCATTAGGCGGCACTACACCGCCCATAGCAACGGCGGGCATTTTCATGCTCAAACCGGCGAACTTATCCGTCATACGGTCAATGATGCCGTCCGCGACCATCGACACCCACCGTGTGTTTCTCTCAAGCGGAATGACGGCCTCCGAGCCATTTTCACCGGCAATAAACGGAGTGCCCTTTTTGACGATACCGCCCTTGGCGAGACGCGGAATAGATACAGAGCTTGCACGCCAGTTTATACCGCCGCCGCCGAAGAATTGCAAAACGCTGCTGAACGCCCCGACGAGGTTATTGAACATCGTAATAACGCTGTTTACAAATGCTTCCACAGTGCCAAGGATACTGTTGATAAGGGACGCGCCCCAGCGTTTGATTTCGACCCATACGTCGATCCACGCGCTCTTGATCTTTTCAAGCGCCGCCGACCAATCGCCGGTGGCGAAACCGTATACAACAGCGGCCAGCGTTTCAAAGATCGCTTTTATAAGTGACAATGCCGTGCGAATAGCGCCGACGATATTGTTAAAAGAATACTGAACGACGCCGTAAAGCAGAATGAATACTTGCGAAAGGACGTTGCCCTTTTCGGAAAGCGTTTTCAGCGCATTGTCGAACCACCCATTGACTATGCCGCTGATCTTGTCGAAAAACGCTGTGATGTCATCCCACCACCCGGACAGGAATGAACCGAGAGCAAGGAACGCTCCGATTGCAAGCGGTATCCATGATCCGGTGAGAAGGGCAAGACCGATACCGATTTTAAGAAACCCGGTTGACATCTCCGCGCACATGTCTTTCGTAAGGCTTCCGGTGTTGATGAAATTTTTAAAAGCATCAATCAAATCCAGAGTGCCGAAAAGAACCAGCGCAATACTCGCGGCAGTTTTCCCGAACGCAAGCCCGATAGCAAGTGCTGCTATCCCCTCCAACAGGTTTTTGATAAGCCCGAGGTTGTTCTTGATCTTGTCGCTGATGGCTACATCTTCGTACTTGATCCCGCTGCCGGAACCGCCCCCGCCGCCACCGGAGGACGAATCCTGCGCAATGGTCAGCGTATCAATGCCCATGAGCTGCTTTTTCATTTCCTTTGCAGCGCCAGCGCCGGAGGATAGATTGTCGCTCAACTTTCCCGTGTTGGTTATGGCCCGCTTGAATGTGCTTTTCCCACTAAGAGCCGCAAAGAACGCCGCGATAGCGTCCACAGCCTTTGTGATCCAGCCAATGAGCGTCTGCAATACCGGGATAACCGCAGTAAGAATTGGAGCAAACGCAGCGCCCCATGACGCCTTTAGCCCCTGCAAAGACGCTTTCAGTTCGTTAATGCTTTTCTTCGTCTCCGGGTCGTTCTCGGCATAAGCCCTAACCGCTTCAATGGTGTATTGCTTTAGCTTTCGGAAAAGAACAAACAGCGAGCGGATACCGATGCCGTATTTGAGCAGATTTTTTATGCCGCTTTTGATGGACTGCTGCGCCCCCTCCATCGCGGCCTTGATGTCAGCGCCTTTGGACGCATCGGTGATTGTCTGCGTCAGCTCCCCAGCTCTTTTTTTCTGTTCTTCCAGCTCCGCTGTCTGCTGTTTCAGTTTGTCAACGATTTTCGCGTCCTGCGCTTCAAGCCGCTGTGCGGCTTTCTCTTTCGCCGCGAGAATCTTTTCCTGCTCGGAAAGCTGCGCTTTGATTTCCGCCTGCCGCTGGGTCTCTTCGATCCATGTCTGCGGATCAGCATTGGCGTTAATTGCGTTTTTTGCCTCGCTCTCGGCCAATGAGGATTTCAGCTTTTCGACCTTATCATAAGCCTGCGCCGCCTCATCCTGCGCCTGTTTGAGCTGTTCAACGATGGGTGCGCGTTTCGCCTCGCCGCTCTCCATGTTCTTTTTGAGCCTGTCCATGTCGCGTTGGAGTTTGTCCAATTCTTTGGCGGCTTGCCCGGCGTCGATTTCTACCGGGAATCTAATTTCTGTCGCCATCGCATCACATCCATTTCTTCAACATTTCTTCGTCCTCTGCCGTGTACTTCGTCGGGAGCGTTACCAAATCCCGATTCTGCCGCAGCCATTCCCGCTCGTATTTTTCGAGCTTTTTACCTTTGGCAAGTTTCGAGCGCAGCGACACGATCTGCGAGAACGCACAGTCTCCGCCGATCTCCATGTACGCGCCCATGAATGTCCACCAGTGGAGATATTCGACAGAGCGGCATTCGTAGCCGAGCACACGGTTGACCGGCGCGACGATATACGGGAAGTCCTTTTCCCAATCCACAAGGCGGGCGGATTTCTTCCCGTGCGGCTGTCCGAGGTCGATGAACCAGAAGCTCTTCTCCAATGCTTCCGAATAGTCCGTCAGTGTTTCCCAATCGGGAAAAATCGTCTGTATTGTCGCCTCCGCCTTGTCTGTATCGGAAAAATCAGGGTCATTCAAGACCTCTATGAGATCGAGAATAACCCTGTAGTCCGAGCGTATCGCATGGTCTGCACCGCCGACGGAAAGCGACACCGGCAGGGAGTAGATCATTTCTTGAATTTTGCGAGATACTTTTGCAGCTTCGGATTCGTCTTTTTCTTTTCCGCCGTAAAGGTATCGTTCATGTTGTCGATGAGGCAGAGCATCAGGTTGCACCACACGGGCAGACCGTCCGCCATCGCGTAGGTGTTCATCGTGCCATACAGGGGAGTGCAAACGTCAAAGCCGAAAAGACCGTTGATAAGCTCTCGCATCTCCCCGTCCATCGCACGGGCGGCAGCAAAGATTTTCTTCGCGTCGTTCTCCCCGGCGAGCATCGCCTGGTATTTGTCCTGCTGCTTGTCCATCGCGTCAAACGCATTAAAAACGCGCTCGATAAAGTCAATGTCGGTGAGGTTGAGCAACACCGTCACCTTTCCGTTGATGGAGATTTCCTGCACTCCGGTATCATGTCTAAGTTCAAGCATTGCTTAACCTCCAAAAATTCAGGTCTCCGGCGTAAACTCGATAGCGCCGCTAGTGCCCTTCGTGGCAGTGCCCTTCGTGCGCGTGCCGCCGTAGGTTACGTTGATGGGCATACCGACGCTGCCGCCGCCCTCGCCACCGAGACCAGTGACCTCGACCATGCACGCCTCGTAGCGCTCGGCAAATCCAGCGTAAGTGTGGACGATGAGCATGTCCATAGCCGCAAGCGCCATCGCGTCCTGATCGACAACGGCGAGCTTCCAGATCTTCTGCTGCGCCGCGTCGCCGCTGTCAAGCTCGCACGGCTCGAAAGACTGCGTAATGACAGGCTTCTTCATCGTGCCGTAGGTGTCGCCGAGAATGTCTTTCTTGCTCTCGGTAGACCAGTCGTATTCCTCGGAGCTGTCCTCCACGCGCTTGCCGATCACCGACCAAACAGGAGCGGAACTCGTGCCGGTGTTCAGATAAGCGAGAAGCAGCTCACGCGCCACAGTCTGACCAGCAGTAGTGGTAAACGTGTATTCAGCCATTCGTTATATCACCTCGTAAATTAAAGTTAAAAGGATCTGGTGATCCTCTACATCGCCCTCATATCGGGCAAAAAGAGCCGCCGCCGTGTCGCGTTTGACTTTGCGCACGCGGATACCGTCCGCAATCGTCAGGCTATCCGCATTCGCCTCCGCCCACGCGCCGTATGTATCCAGTACCTCGTCCGCGCTCATTCTCTCGTCGGCATTCTTCGCCGGGACGCGATAAATAAGTTTAAATTGGTACTGCGCCTGATACGAGCCGTCGATAAACTGCTTGGTTTTGTACGCCGCCTGAATGGTGGAAATGCATAAACCGCTTTTCTCACCCAACCATTCAAAATCGAGCTTGGAAAGCGGTTTATCCGGGTACGTATTCAGCCATTGCCGCACGGCGCGGCTCACGTCTGCGTTTTCCTCCGCAGACACTAAGGTTTTAGGTTTCTGTTCATCCAAGGGACGAAATCACCGCCTTTTCTGCGACACGCGCCCACTTGTCGCCGTTTTTCTTGTAGGATGCGTCCATCCAATGGGATTGAGCTTGCGGGTGCATGTCCGTAGTAAAAACAAGGTCTTTCGCCGTCGGAGTGAGCGTTGCGCCCTTGTGCCAGCGCAATCCTACATCCGGTATGTTCATCGGGCCTTTCCCAGTGGCGGCGTCAACCATGACCTTGCCCTCGTACAGATATCGGGCTTGGTCGCCGGTATAGACGATCTCATTGCCATCCGTCCGCGCCATGTTGGAGAAAACGGCCGTCAGCGCAGGGACAAAGGGAATCGTGTCTTTCAGCGCTTGCGTTGCAACAACGATCTCCGCCGCTTTACAGGCGGATTTGAAGTCTTCCCAGCTCACGGTCTTGATCTTTAGCGTGATCCTCATTTCCCGCCGACCTGCCAATGCATCATGTCGCCGCCAAAATCGCGGACATCAACCGTGCTCACGTCAAAGGCGTAATCGTATTTCTCTTGCAGCTGCGCAAGGCTCATCATTTCGGAAACCTCGCCTTTGACAAAGTAGGTGGACGTGGAATTGCTATGTCCGCCGCTATCCAGCGTCCACAATCCCTGTTGATCCGCCGCCGCATAGAACGCTTTTGGCTCGACATACGTTTTCTTGTCGCCGGTCGTACTGACCGCATCAACGGAAAAGGGGATGTAAAGAGTAGCGGCGTCAGCGTCGGCAAGACCCGTCTTTGCAACGTTCGTTCCCTTGGACACATCCAACAGCACACCACGCAGGATGGTAATACTGTTGTGAATCTTTAGGTCGTCGTCCTCGTAGGAGTTAAAGACAGTCACAACATGAGGGAACACAGCGCTGACCTCCTCTGTACAAAAGCCCCGTCCATGCCAGATAGTCCATAGCGATATCTTCCAGCGTTTTCCGGGCGGCTTCCGCCGTCTCCGCGCCACTTGCGTATGTCTTGCTCCACGCGCCTACGGTCTGGCTCTTGACCTCGCCGCCGCTCATGCTCTGCGCTTTGGCGTTCTCAATGATTTGATACTGTTCCGCCAGCGCGCAGCAGCACATCGCAAGCGCGTTGTCATCGTCCGGGTAGTCCTTCGCCTTGCCTATCGTGTAATAGTCGATGAAGGAGCTTGCCCGCTTGGATGCACGGGCAAACTCCTGTTCCGTCAGGGCGCTGCCGAGATATGTGTCGGTGTAAAACGTGTATGTTGCGTACATCTGCGCCCCTCCTAATTATCAGCCAACGGTAACGGCAGCCGTGCCGGACTTCGTGCCGTCCTGCTTGGAAGTCGCGGTAACGGTCAGCGCAGTATTCGTCTCGTTGGAGGCGATAGTCAGCGTGCCGTTCTCGTCAATCTTCGTTCCGGCCTTAACAGCAGCCGTGCCGGAAACGCTCCACAGCACGCCGTTAGACACCGCGCCCTCGCCGGTCACAGCGGCGGCAAACGTCTTGCTCGCTCCCTTGGCAACGGTAGCGGTGGACGGGGTAACGCTAACGGTGTTGACCGTACCGGCGGGAGCGTACACCGCGAACGGGCAGTACTTCGACAGGGTGTCGTTGTACGCCGTCTTCGGGTTAGGGATTTCCCAGCCGAGACGCATAACCGCACGCAGCGCGACCATGTCATTCTGCATGAGGTTGTAAACGATGGAGTTGTCGGAAGGATCCTGCACAACGCCCTGATCGAAAATCTTGAACGTGATGTCCTGACGGATGGAGTACACCAGCTCCGACCAGTCACCGGCAAACATAAGCGCCTTGGCAGTGTCAAAAGCGCCGTTGCGCGGAAAGTACATAGGAGAGCCGTCCAGCGCATAAGGCGTCGCGCCCTGCATATCGGTTTTGAAGATGGGATTGCCGTTCAGGTCTTTCAGGCCGCGCAGCTTCGCGCGCATCTGGATAGCGGACATAATGCCGTTGACGAGATAGCCGCTTTCCTCGACCTTGGCGATCACGCCGCCCTCGGCGAGAAGGTCGTCATAAATGTACGGCGTCGCCGCCACGACGGAACCGGCCTTCGTGCAAGTCTCAAGGACGCTATCGCGCCAAGAGGTGGGCTTGTTCGTGCCGAACAGGATCGCGCCGTCAATGACCTTACCGAACGCCTCGACCAGACGCGGGCGGACTTCGCCCCAGATGTCATAGTCGGCGTCGTCAAGCACCGCCTCCGGAATGGGGACGATAACGGCGATCTCTTCGGCATAGATTTTCTTCTTGTCCCACTTCATCTTCGTGGTCTGCTTCATGCCGGTGTCGCCGTTCACGAAGTAAGCGGTCGGGAGCATGTCCAGAACGTTCATCGTCTGGGTCTTGCTGGTCATGTTGGGGAGGCGGCGTCCCATCTGGAGGACGGCGCTACCCTCGGTCACGCCCTGGATGATCTCACGGGTGACAGGTTCCGGGATAAGCCCGGAAAGGTCAGTTCTGTTTACAATGTTAGTAGCCATATTAGTCTTGTTTACCTCACAATTCTCATTTAAATTTGCCCCGAATAAGGGCGTTCATAGCGTCGTTAGTGCCATTAGCACTGTTGGCGCTGTTGCCGACGTGCGCGGACATATCCACACGCACGGAGGCGGGTTTGCGATCTTTCAGAAACTCGTCGGCTGCCTTTTCAAAGCTCACCGTGTCCGTCACTTTCTGCCCGATCTTAAAGCAGTAAAATTCCAGCTCATCAGCCGAAACGCCCTTTGCGGTCAGATACTTTTCCCGCTCAAACTGCGTTACCTTCGCTTCGGCGGCAAGCCGCGCCGCCTTTTCGGTGTCGCGCTCTTTCTCGATTCCCTTGAGCTTGTCCGCTTCGCTCTGCTGATTGGCTTTCCAAGCCTTATAAGCGTTCATTTCTTCCTCGGTGGGCATTCCTTTGGTTGCCCGCGCGAGACGCTTTGCAACGATATTGTCTACCTCGGCTTGTGTAAAAGTAGCCTCGTTCCCGCCCTCGGCGGTGTTGGGATTGGTATTCGGTTCTGCCATGATGATTCCTCCGTTTTCCGCCCGTCGGCGTATTCCGTTTATGCCCGTCGGCAAACAAAAAAGGAACGGGTGTAAAACTCGTTCCTTGAATGTTTTAAATTTCGGCTCGTGCGGGCGTTCCCTCCCGCGTCAACCGCGCCGGGCCAAACGCCCGGTGCCACAGCAGGCGAACCCGCCGTGCGATCTTGCACGATTTAATGACGCCTTAGTTGGCAGCGCGAGTTGGGATTGAACCAACATCGACAGGATCAAAGCCTGTTGTGTTACCTTTGCACCATCGCGCTATAAATGCATGGCCGCTGTTGAGCAGTAGCGACGCGGTTTTTGTATCCCCCTCCGCAGGGGCAAGACAGGGGGAAAGGAAGGAAGCCCTGCCAAAGCAAGACCGTTATTTCTGTACCCGCCACAAGGTCAGGCGGCGCTCTCTGTTATGCTTTTGAAAAATAGGCATAGAAAAAGCACCGTGTGTTTACACGATGCTTTTGAACATATCAAATTCTTCGTAAGTCAGTTCCGTGAATTCTTTCCCTGTCTCTCTGCAATATTCTCGAATCCGCTTGAAATTATAGCCCGGCGAGCTGTCGGGAAACGGATCAGTCAGAGCGCCGTAATTGTCAAGAGGATTCTCCGCCATAGTATCTGTCATATAGTTTTTTCGCGCTCCTTTCTTCGATGGCCATAATTCTAAGTCTTGGGTTAATGAGCGTTGCGCCGAGCGATTCTTGATAATGCTTAATCAAATCCGACTTGGCAGTAAAGTATACATATCCGTCAAAACCTTGTTTGAAGCTCTCCCGAACAGCCTCTGCAAACAAATGGCCGCCTACACCAGAATACTCCTTACTTAGAAATGCAGGGTTGTGCGGGTTGTTAAACGGAGCAGCTTCGACTATATCAATCTTTACGGCATAATTGTTTGGATCCGGCTTTAAGGCAATTAAACCCTGTATGCGGTTATCTCCATTCGCTTTAATTCCGCGAATTGTATACCCGTTCTTACGCGGAATCGTCCAGTCAAACTCCCAGTCCTTAAAATCGCGTTTTGTTGGAATAACCTCAACGACGGTGGTGTTGACAAATTGTCCGTCATTCATTCTTTTAAGGCAAGGTGTAAGCTCGTCAACCTCGATTTTAATTATACCATTTTCAGGCTGTTTTGCAATATTTTTTGCAGCTTTCTGCGCTTCCCGTGCTTCTTTCGGCCCGAACTCCGCGATGTTCCCACGCTCGTATTGTGGCCGCAGTCCTGCCGCCTTACTGAAAGCCTCGTATTCCTCGTTTAGACGACGATACCGTACAGACTTGGTCGTATACTCCTCATCGTCTCCGCGTCCTTTAGCAGCTATTAGCTCACGTTTAACTTTACGCAGCGATGCTTCAACCTGCCTCTGCTTTTGTGTCGCTTCGTAAAAGGTGTATTGCTTGCCCTCAAACTCAAAAGGCGGCGGGTCGATGTTCTCCAATTCCTCATCGGTGTATGTCCGCTCGGAAACACCCTCGATCCAGATATGGTACATATGGCGGCAGTTTGCGCCGCACAAGCCGTCCACCTCGTCAAGGCCGCAGACCTCATAGATGGACGGGTAAATATCGCCGGTACGTACGGAATAAACGCGCCCCTGCCATTTCTTGTGGCTCGCCCATGGCGTTTTGCCCTCTCCGTCACGCGCTCCGCGGTGCGCCGTAACCTCCCTGTATGGCGTGTCAAGCAACGTCGCCGTCTGCTCGGTGTACTGCCGGGAAAGCTGGGTAACGCCAGTCATAACGGCTCTGCGGGCAGCAACGTCAACGCGGTTATGCCAGCCGGATTCATAGTCAACGTACTGCAAGCCGCTGTCCGTCAGCATCTTCGTTGCGTCACGGATCGCCACGTTATAGCTCTGCCCGCTCTCAACGCGCATCAAGGCATCGTCAAGCACGCGCTGGTACATACGGCCTATATCATCGACCTTTACCGTGCCGTCCGGCGCTCGGTACGCAAAGCCCATGCTTCGGGTAATGTTCGTCAGCTCTCCGAGCGTCTGCATCTCAATGGCGTTGATTTCCTGCATGAACAGGTCGGCATTGAAGTTGTTTTCACCGAGAATGAGGTTGTCGTCGATCAGCGTATCAAAATACTGCTGATTGCGTTGAACGGCCTTGTTCCATACGGTGTCAAACTCGCTCTGTGTGAGCTTTAGGGTCTTTCGGATATACTCGTTGATTTTTTTGTAATCGTATCCCCTCCGCTGCAAAGACCGTATATGCTCTATCGCCGTCTCCGTCATTTCCCCGGTCATGGCAACACGGGAGCATATGTCCTCAAGGATTTGCTCTTCTAAGCGCTGATATAGCCGCATAAGCGGCAGGGGCAGGGAGTACATGAACTCCGGCGTGATCGGGTATTTCATTCATTTTCGCCCGATATAAGGCTCTCCATCTTCGGCAGGGCGGCTTTTGCCGTCGCCTCGTCCTCGTTCATATAACGCATTCTGAACTCATACGGCTGCATGATCCCCATCTTCACCATACGCGCATCTCGGTTAAACTCCGATTCCTTATCCTCAATGATGGAATCGTCGAAATCAACCGTGATCTCAACGTCCTCATTCAGCCCGGCATTCATATAAGCATTGCCCATTCGGAGCAGGACGCGGCACAGCTCAATGAGAGCGCTTTCAAGGATGATCTCGTGCTTTTTGATAGTGCGGAACATCTCGGAGTTTTCGCTTATAATCTGCGTCGCTGTGGAGACGTTGCCGTTGTCGTATTTGTAATGGTTCTCGCCAAAGCCGCACTTGCTCGACAGAAGATTTAGCATGTCCTGAATGCCGGCGTTGTGTTCCGCCGTGCGGAGGTTCATGTTGATCTCTTTGATGATATCGCCGTCCTTCCCGTCGGCGGGAAGAACATAAAAAACAACGTCGCTCGTATCGAATAGCGGCTCGCCCGTGTGGAAATTCTTTGTAGCCTGCGGTTTGAGCATGACGCGCTTCTTGCCAAGCTGAAACTCATTCACATAGCTGTCGTATGTCAGGTCAACGCCCTTTAGTTGATCTATTGCGTTCGCAAACACCGAAATGCCCATCGGCAGGGTTGCATCAACGTTGTTGACGATGTTCAGCCGGTCAATGACGAACATCCGCTGCGTGAACGGCGTATGCACGACCGGAGCTACATTTTCAAACCCCGGAACATCGGCAAGGTTCACCTCCGACAGGCTCCCCTTTGTGTCACGATACAAAAGGTTTTCGATGTCGTATGTCCCCTTTTCCGTTCGCTTATGTATGCAGATGTAAAGGTAAGAATCTTTCTTTATTGCCTTGTGCGATCCGAACGCGCATTCGGTTACGATGCCGTTCTCCCATGTAAGGGGAAGGATAAGGTCAGCCGGTACATAATCGATGCGGATTTCCCCGCCGCTGCCGTTCACCTTGCCCGTCTGCTCATCGACAGACGCATTAACGACCGTCGGAACATACGCGACAGTGCCGCGAGCTGCCTTGATCTCCTGCATCTCGTTCGATTTGACGGTGAAGTTGTTCCGCTCAAAAACGGAATCGATGAAGTCCTGCTCTGGCTTCCCCTCAAGCGTTATCTTGCACTTTTCGTTCAGCAAAAGGTTCGCCCAGTCCTCGCAGACCTTTTTCGCCATGCCGAGAGAATACAGGCGACAGGGGACATATTTCATGCCGTTCCAGATGCGGTAACGGTGGAACTGCTTCACATACCCGTCATACCAGCTCTTCCAGTTCTGAATGTAAGTGTAAAACTCTTCCGGCACGGTGGTATATCCACGTGCCCGTAAAACCTCGTAAATGTTCATTTATGCCTTCACTCCGTACAATCTGAATACAGGCTCCATCCCATACCGGATAGCGTCTATTGCATGGTTGTTCTTGTCTGGGTATCCGCTGATAATCTCGCCGTCTTTGTTCCGTTCGTACTCATAGCCGACGATCTCTTTGTATGCGTTCGGCGTCCTGCGTTTGTCAATAACAATTTTTCGACGCTGTAGCCACTTCATACCATACTCGACACTTCCCGGGCCTTTTATGGCGTTTCTTGCATCCAGCCCACTTGCCCGCAAGTCTGCGATGCTTTTAGGCTCCGCGCTGTCACATGTGATCGGGAAATCATTATAATGGCGGTCGCGGATCCAGACGGCATTGTCTTCGTTACTCGTCTTATTGACGTAATGCTCATCGATCAGATATAACGTTTCTCTGGCAACATCATAGTATATGCGGATAAAGCAAAACGGATCAGGATACCAGCCAAAGTCGATGCCTTGATAAATCCTGTCAAACCGCTTTACTTCGTCGTCCGTAATTTCCCGAAGCTCCAACCGCTCAAATACGTTGCCGCCCGTGCCTACAGGCAGACCAAGGTATTCGTGTTGGTACGCTCTTTCATCGGTCTGTTTAAGGTATTCGGCTTCGTTTATGAACTCCTCGCCGAGCCAGCTCTTAGGCGCATCAAGGTAGGTGCTTATGTGGCACAGTCGGTTCGGCTTGTCTTCAGCACTATCTATATTCGCCCAATTATCGCGGCTGATAGGCGGGTTGTAGCTCTCGAAATTCCAGAACTTGTCCCCGCCGCGCATTGTTGACTGCAAAATGGTGCGTATCTCCGCCCTGCCGGAAAACTGATCTTTTTCCTCAAAGTGAGTAACGGCAATGTACCCGAACGGCACCTTGATAGATTTAATCTTCATTGGGTCGTCTGCGCCACGGAACATGATCTTTTGCCCGGTCGGGCGGTAGATGATTTCCATCGGACTGACCTTTGCGTACCATAGCCCGGCCATGCCAAGCTCGGAAATCGCCCACATGTACTGGTTAAACACACTGTCTCGAAGGGTGTTTGCAACCTTACGGAGCACCAGCGCGTGAGTATTTGGATTGGCGATTAACAACTGTGGTACAAGCAGGGATACGGTTGACGATTTCAGGCTCCCTCGACCGCCGCGAATGTCGTAATGCGTATGACCGTGCCGCATAACGTCTTTCGCAAGGTCATAAAATACAGGGGCAAGCATTTCTGACATTTTTATATGTCCCATTCAATGATCGCCCCTCTATCAACTTCCGGATCAGGATAGTCTTTCTGTCCGAGAACTTGCTTGCCAAGCCATATCGCCATTGTTGCATTAGTTTCCGATAGCTTCATCTGGTTACGGCGCAAGCTCACTTTGCCTCTGGCCTGTCCTCTTTTTTTGCAGTCTAAGAATGTTTCTCGGTTATTCTTGTTATGCAGCGTTTCTACGGTAGTGCCAAGCTCCCCGGCCATTTCTTCATCTGTGCACATGTATTTGGACAGCATCTCGACCAGTTGCTTACCCTCGACACTCAAAACAAGGCTCGGTCGGCCTTTTCCGTTGGGCTGCTTATTCAGATATTTGTTAAACGCTCCAAGCTGTTCAGCAGTCTTCGCCATATAAGCACCTCGTAGACAACGCGAGAACGCTCTCTATGGTTTCGGACATGTCATAATATCTATAATCACCCAAACGGCCACAAACGATTAGACCGTCCTTTTCCGCTCTCAATCGGTATTTCTGGTACAGGGCTTCACTCTCTGCGTTATTGACAGAATAAAAAGGTTCTTTCCCTCGTTCCCATGCGTCAGGATATTCGATTGTCAGTACTGTTTTCGGGCTTTCTGTGTCAAAAACGAAGTGCTTATGCTCTATAACCCTAGTATGGGGGATTCTGCTCTCGGTGTAATTTACTACAGCCACACCTTGATAGTTGTCTATATCAACCGTCATCTGGTCAAAACGCAGGCTTCGCCACGGGAGTTCGCCATACTCATATCTGTAAAGCTCATCGAGTGCGCCAGTATAAACGATCTTCTTTGCCTTATACTTTTCCTTCGCTTCTTCAAAGGACGTATTTAAGGCTACGTCTGTACCGTTTAACAGTGATTCAATGAGTTTATTATACCCCTCGATAGGGATGCCCTGATATTTCGCATTATAATAGTTATTGTCCGCTGTATACCGAACTGGGATCCGCCGCATTATATCCGGCGGAAGTTCGGAACAAGACTTGCCCCATTGCTTTTCGGTGTACCCTCGGATAAACATCTTATAGATGTCTTCTCCGACAAGCGACAGCGCGTGTTCTTCTAGATTCTTCGCTTCGCGATCAAGCACAAGTCTCTGGCGGTTGATCTCCGCTTTCGCCTGAAAAGGGAAATTCACACCCCACAACTGCCGGAATGTGTTCATGTTAAACGGGAGGTTGTAGCACCGCCCTGCGTAGCAGGCAAGGGGGCTGTTAATGAAATTATTGAAATGAACGAACTGATTGACGAATTTCCATACCTCGTCATTGTTCGTGCGGAAAATGTGCGCTCCGTATTTATGAACTGCTATCCCCTCAACATTTTCTTGGTAGCAGTTTCCGCCGATATGGTCGCGCCGATCCACGGCAATACAGGACTTCCCAGCCTTTGTCGCCATATACGCAAAAACAGAGCCTGCAAGCCCTGTTCCAACTATTAAGTAATCGTAGTTTTTTTCCATTTTTCGTTCACCAGCTTCGGGCGGCAGTTGTTCCAACTTATTTTGTGATGGATTCGGAAATTTATTATGCCCTGTTTTGCGATCTTCACGAACGACGGGCAGCACATAACACTGTAAAAGCTCTTCCGGTACGTACCGTTGTCCTGATATATGTCCGTCATTCCACCACGCATGTGCTGTGTCGGCGGCGTCTGTACCTGCAAGTACATAACAGAATACATCAGCAGCCCCCGGCTTGCTTCGTCTATCGTCGTGGTAATATCGTCATTCATGCGCATACGGAATTTGACTTTTTTATCAGCGCGCATCAAGAACGATCCCATAGTTTTCGGGTTAAGCCCCATGAAATACTTTTTTCCACGGATCCCGCCGAGGTATTCGCTCGACAGCGCAAAGGACAGCCATGCAATGTCCGTCTTATCGATGTACCGCACAAGGTAATAGAAAAGCGTGTCAAGGTCCCGGCAAGCCTTTGTAACAAGCCTGTCATCCTCTACATATCTGAAATCGATCCTCGTAAAATCATCGTCGAGCTGCAAATGATATTTATAGCCACGCTCTTCGGCAAGGTCTTGTATCTTGTTTCTTGCGAACACTCCAACGCGGCGGTCATTGTCCGTGTCGCCGGTATCCGTCTCATCCGCAACAGCCTTTTTATCAAACTGAATGACATGTTCGCCGAACTTAGAGAAGTATTGATCGGCTTGGTCGTCCTCATTGTCGATCACAACGTACCAGTCTCCGGTATAGCCGCTGTCTTTCAGCATCTTTACTGTTTTTATCTCGTCAGCTCTGCCGTGGCTTAGAATAAAGACAGCGAAAGATTCGCGGTATTCACTCCTCGTCAATGCCCTCACCGTCCTTTAACTCTACCAAACCATCAAGCAGCTCTGCAAACCCATTAGCAATGGCATTATCGATATCGACGATGACAAGTGCGGAACGCTCCATCAGTTCCTGCATTTCAGGGCTTGCACAGTTCGCATAGTATTCCGCAATATTCCTGTAATTGAACACATTATGCCGGTTTGCCGCTGCAGTAAGGAACGCTTTCTGCTCAGGAAGGATGTCTGCGGCCTCAATCTCCATGATGAGGCTGTCCGTCTTATCCGTATTGTACAAGTCGGCAAGGCTCGGCTTTATCCCGTCCGGCTCATACTGCGGAATATTGACTTTCATGCTGTACTGGTTAGGCTCGCTCTCTTTTTCTTCCTCAAAAAATCCGAAGTCAAAGCCCTCAAAATCCAGCTCCGCAAGTTCTTCCGATAAAAGCGCATCATCCCATTCGGCAAACTCATTCGTTTTGTTGTCCAGCAGACGATACTTCCGTTTCTGCTCCTTCGTCAGACCCTCTTTGATAAGAACATCCGCTTCTTTATAGCCGAGCTTTTTCAATGCCTTATATCTCGTATGCCCGGCAAGGATCACGCCGTCCTCATCCACAATGATAGGCGCAACGTAGGTGCACTGCTTGATGCTCTCCATGACATAAGCGACAGCATCATCATTCTTTCTGGGATTCTTTTCATAAGGGACGATTTCCCTTAACAGCTTTTTGACAAGCTCCATTTCAGTTCCTTCCTTTCCGCTTCCAACAAAAAAGAGCCGGAATCGCTTCCAGCTCTTTCGAGTGTACCCATTATAGCACTTGATTTTGGCTTTTTAGGCTAATCTTTCAACGTCGGCGTGAAACTTTCGCTTTTAAGCATCCCCATGATCCTGCCCATTTCCGCAAGCCTCCCTGCGGAAAATTGTGTACCACCGCCATTTAATTTACAAGCTTCAATAAGCTCAAGTCGCCGCTCTTTGAAGAATTCATAAAGTCTGTCTGCGTCAATAGCTCTCATTAGTCCCACCCCATCATCTGAAAAATTTCGTCAAAATTAAAACATTTGCTTATGCCGGTAGTATCCTCCGTTTTCTGTAAAAGATGGCGGTCAATTTCTTTCTGCGCTTCAATGTGCTTTTCTCTCATAGTTTCAGAATAACCGTTGTGCTCATCCGTTATCATGTACTCACAGCCACGGTACTCATAGAACAGATGAACGGCGTACCCGTTTTTGTCTCTGACCTTACCCTTGTATTTCGCTCTCATTTCAGCATCTCCTTTCCAGCAAGATCAAACGCCATCTTGATTGCAGCGTCACGCGCTGCCGATCCTTTACCGTGTACGGTGTGTGTTCCTTTCCCGCGTTCTTCGACAAGAAAATTGGCCTTTTCGCCAGTGTTCCATTGGTATATAGCAATGTTCGTTCCTACCAGCCAGAAATGATTCCCGTTGCGCTGCCACTGTTTTCCTCTAAAAGTCATGCCGTTGTCCTTTCTGGGCGGTTTAGCCGCCGCCCTTCGGCTTTTTATCTCACGCGATTTCAAACCAATCGCAGAACTTCGTCATGTAGTGCTTTGCGATGTGGTTTGTCTCTGCTGCCGCCCACTTCGTGGAGCGCTTTTCCATAATCGCCGTGTAGGTCTGAGCTTTAACACCGCTCTCAACCTTTTCGACCTTGCCGCTCTTTTCCATGATCCTGATGAGATACATTGTATCCCGGTCGTGAATCGCGTCGGCCTCAATAACAGCCTCGGCAATAGTCTTCGCGTTCAAAGCGCGATACTCGGAAGTCATGGGCTTGTAGAATGCGCTGTAATCGATGTAAAGAATGTATTTCATTTCAATTTCCTTTCTGCCTGTCGGCTTGTTTATTTGCCTTACAGTCGTAGTTATAAACTATTTGGTTTAGAATGTCAACTGTTATTTTGAACTTTTTGGATTATTTTTGAAAAGTTTTATTTGACAAGCAAAAGTATATAGTTTACAATAAGATCGAAAGGGGTGATCCAATGACTGCTAAGCAATTAGTTGATATGGCGCTGGCTTACGCCGGGATGAGCAAATCAGAGCTTGCCCGCCGCCTAAACTGGTCTCCGCAACTGTTAAGCAAGCGCCTAAATACCGGAAAGTTTTCCGTTGAAGAATGGGGCATTATTGCAAAAGCCATTGGCGCAGAACCACATATCGGCTTTATTTTCCCGGACGGAAAAGAAATATAAAGCAAAGGGGTAGTCATTCGACTGCCCCTTTTTTTGTAAGTCCAAAGTTCTCTGCTGTTCTTTCGATGAATTTATTATGCCAGTTCTTAGCGGTTCCGTAGGAAACGAACAGGGCCATAGCTGCCCCATGCAAAGTATGTGTGCGCTTAAAAAAAACCATTTCGATGAGCTTTACGCGATCCGCGCCATTAGGATACCGCATGGTGTCCCGTATGGTCTTTTCGACAGCTAAATACTCTTTCATATCATCGAAAGGCAGCTCGCGCAAGGCTACGCTTTCAGCGGCTCGGTTTACGTCCGTCCCTCGTCCTGTTGCGCCGTATGCAGGAACAACAGACTGCTCCCGTATATTCCGCAAATCCTCACAATGCATCGGGTACGCCCGGATGATCGCTTTCACGAATCCCCACCATTTGTATCTTGGTTTGCTCATTTTGCCTCCGTTCTCGCAACGTTAAACGCTCTGTACGGAATTTTCGATTGTCAGGCACATCTTTTCATGCCTCCCACGAAACGCTTAGCTTTGCCATGCTCACGGATCCGAGGACGGAGTAAACGAGGTTCAGCGCTTCTGTGGTCGTGGTGTTCTCGAAGCAGAGGCTTCCGCTCTTTGGAGTGCCCCCCCTATTCTGTACCGGCGGAGCGTCAGGAGCTTTGACCTCCTCCGGCGGTTCAGCAACTTCCGGCGTGGAATGCACCGGTTCCGGCGGCGCTTCTACATGATCGGCTTTCGGCTCCTCGGAGCAAAAGGCACGGAACCCGCCGTTGTTGGTATTCGCCCATCCTCCACGGTGCGGAAACTTGATGCCGAGCTTCTTAGTCTCCAAGCCTACAGAATTAATAGAAACACCAAACATCGCAGCGAGGTCTTTCTGCATCACGCCGAAGCGTTTTTGTAGGTTCTCTATGTACTCCCGGCGCACATCATCCGGGAGCAGTTTAAATTCTTTCCACCGCATAGGGCGGTTGAGCGCGTAGGTCTTTACTTCGCCGTTCATCGCTTCTCGTTCCTTTCTTGTTAGGTAGTCGGACGGGAAGAGGACTTTCCCGCCCTTACCGGTGTGGGTGCGCTTATTGTGGATGCCCCGCGCCGTTCGCTTCTTCTCTGCGCAGTCAGTAATGAAAACGTACTTTTCATCGTTCACAGTTAAAGCTCTCCATAACGTTCGATTTTATATTTCTCACCATCTATAGTGTATATCGTTAAAGTCTCACATATCACCGGGGGAGACGATACAGGAACGGAAACTGTGACCCCGTATTTTGTCCCGCAATACTCACACACGCTCCCGGTGATCGGAGCTCCACAGTTCAGGCAGTTTGTCAAACCTCCCACCCGAACTCGTCCTTTATAGCGTCTTTGACCATCCAGACGTTGAGATTGCCGCTTCCGACGCTCTCCCGGATGTTCGCCACCTCCGCCGACAGCTTGTTCACGTCCTCCTGCGTAGGATTAAAGCAGGACATCCATGCCCAGACGAAGATCGTCATGGCAATGGACACGGCCTTGTGCATGGAGACGTCTTTCGACTTGCGTTTGGATTTACTGCTCATCGCGTATCTCCTCCACATAGTTCCAGCTCTGCGGCGGGCGCTTAATATCGACCGGTTCTGCGCCAAATCGTGTAAAACGCAATCCGGTCCATTCGCTCAGCCCCCGCGGCTTGTCGTAGATTTTCAGATCGGAGATGTGCCAGCCGAACCCTGGGTTTCCGCCCAAATACGCATTGATCTCCTCCTCTGTTAAGCGCGACTCTTCGAGGAGCCGATCGATTGGAGATTCCCAATCTCCGTTATTCGCAATTCGATATTCCGGTTCTCCGCCACGTCTGGTGAAGCCGACACGCGCCAGCCAGACGGTGCCGTCGCATACAAACTCGCCTATGACCTTGCCGCTTAAAGTAATATTTCCGTGGCGTTCGAGTGCCTTTTGATGGTCTTTGCTTGTCGCAACATATATTTTATTGTTATAATGTGACCTTGTAAGTAGCTCTGACTTCGTGCAGTAAATATAGCACTTGAACGGAGTTTCCAGCTTCGGGCGCGTCTTCCGGATCTCTGTGGTCTTTTCGCCATTTGCGATTAACTCACACCAGCGGGGTCGGATGCTTATCATTACTGCTTTACTCATCGTGTCTCCTTTCTCCGTCGGCGCAATAGAAATCCGCGCGTGTTGCTCTCAGCCCAACTTCGTGCCCGTCAAGGATTGTTGCGTTTTTTGCGCACATATCGCGCCCATTAAAAATTCTATGTTCTTTGCACTCGCGGCAACGTACGACCGGCTCATACCCAAGCTGCACCGCCATTCTCTTAAACTGGCTGCGAGTGGGGCGATCAATATCGATTGTCGGTGCTGCATCGATAAGTTCTTTTACCTGTTCTTTATCAAGCAGCACACAATTTCTGCAATTCTGGAAAGCGTCAACGCTTGTTTCCGGGATAGCGAGTTTGAGATCGTCAGCGTTAATCAAGCGCATGGTCTTTTCCTCCTTCGTATTTGGCGATCAGCATATTGAGATTGCGAAGTCTTCGCCTCGTGATAAGATTATCTTCGTACAGGTTGTCGCGGAGTGAAAGAAGTTCGGAGACGGGGACGGCGGCAACTGTATCCTGCATCCTTATCCAACGTAAGAACTGCCCCATAATGACCGGATTGTATTTGAATGCGGTCTTGACCTGCGATTCTTCGGCTTTTGCATCAATCAGCCTTGCCATTCACTACACCCCCCATTCCACCGCCACACACACCGATGGCATTTGCCGTAGCAGGGTTTATGCATCGCTGTCGCCTCCGTCCATCTTCGCACCGCAGTTGGGGCAGTATCGCATTTTTAGGTTCGTAAAATCCATGGCCTTAACGTCTCCTTGCCCGCATTCGGAGCATTCATAATCGCCGTATTTCTTATTCAACGCCCACCGCCCATGCCGTACAGGCGCAACGTCGGCGGCAGGAATCCCTTCAACAAAGCACTTCAATGCGACAATTTCAGGCTTCCAAATCGTATCCATGCAAGCGTCCAGATGGTTAATCAACGTCTCGCTCTTTATGTATTCAGTCATTGTCATCGCCTCCATCCGTCCGAACTTCTTTTTCAAGCGTTGTGTCGATAACTTTAATAGCGTCGAGAATGCCACAGCTTACGCTTTTGTCGAGGTCGAATATAGCGCCCTCGATGAAGCCTAACATGCGCTGAATCGTTGAAAAGTCTTTGTGTGTCATGGTGTTTTCTCCTCATAGTTGTCTTTAATGCCGTGATTTCTCCGGCAGCAGGAGCACTTCTGGTGACGCTTGCCGAGCCATTTGCAGTTGTCGCAGGAAAGCGCGTCCTCTTCGAGCATCCGCAGCCAGTCACAGTCTGCCGGTTCGCAAGGATCGTCTGGGTAGAGCTCGTTGCATAATTCGCAGATAATCGTCCGCGCTGTTTTAATTTTCGTGTATTCAGACATGGTCAGCCCTCCCAATCAATCGCCTGTCCGCAATGCTCGCAGTATGTGATTTTCTTACCACCGCCGATAAATTCCCAATGTCCAAGGGCGTAATCACATGCGGGACAAATTGCTTCTTTCGTAGGCGTTCCCCATGTCCTGTCAACGCCGCTGTTCGGCGTCTTCGGAATCTGCTTGTCCAGCGCCTCACACGCCATAAGGCAAGCCTCGTCTACCGCCTCCTGCAATTTCTCCTTGCCTTTGAAACCTCCTAAGAACTCGATCTCGGCAAGCGCTTCCCGCGTAGTGTCAGGGTGCAGGATTCGTTTTGCTGCTTTGTATGTCATGTAATCAGCTCCTTTTCGTATTTGCAGAATGTCATGTCGCAGTCCTTCCTATCCGCGCACACGCTGCATCCGTGTCGGCGGGCAAAGTCGGCAAACTCGCTTTTCGGCGTCTTTTTGTCGCAGCCACAGGAGGTTTTTCTTCCTTTCCGTAAATCATGTCCGTATGCGGTTATCTCACGACCGCAGTCACAGCGGCAGTCAAAGACCGGGTGATTCAGCGCCATCGTTGCATCTTCATTCCGCCGCAGAACGACAAGCTTTCCAAACCGCTGACCGTCAAGGTTAACACGCTTTGAGCCTTTCGGCCCGCAGCCGCAGGATTTTCTTGTCCCGCGCAGCAGCTCTGCTGTCTGATAAACGACCTCCTTCCCGCATTCGCACAAGCAGCGCCAGCTTGCCATCCTTGCCGGGCCGAGAACGGTAAGCATCCCGAACACTTTCCCTGTCAGATCGTGCCGTGTCTTTTCCTTTCGTGCCTCTCGCATCACTTCGGCCTTTTTCGGGCCACGTTCCTTTTTCAGGCACCCGCAGGATTGTGTAAGACCGGATTGCAGATTCTGACGCCGAACAATCGTCTCATTTCCGCAGTCGCACCGACAGCGCCAACAAGCATTCCCCTTTTCCGTTGTGTGGTCGTATCGGATGACCGTCAGGCGTCCGAAGCGCTGCCCGGTAAGGTCAATTCGTTTCATCCGAGCCTCCGCTTGGCGTAGAGTGCCATGAGTAAAGATTCCGCCATTCCGTCATGCTCCTTGCGGCAGCCCGGCGGAATCAAATTCACGCCGGGGAAAAGCCGCTTGCAGACCTCTATGGACGTGTTCTTGTCCGCCGTGACGGAAAATTCCTTCTTCCACTTCTGAGGGCGGACGAGCTCATACGGTATCTCGTATGCTTCCAGCATCCCTTGCAGCCACCCGAAGCCCTCGCCGAAGTGGAACATAGAGGTCACTCCCTGCCCCGGCATGGCGCTGACGTGCTCTAAGCAGCACACCGCCTTTTCCCCGCGAAGATCGGATAGGCCGCAGCGGTAGGTGTCTCGGTCGTACCGGAACGTCTGGACTTCCTCACCCTGCAGAATGGCGAGGCCGCCGTTCTTGCCGGGGTCTATGCCGATGTAGATCATTCTTCCGCCTCTACGATCTCGCCGTTGCGGAGAGTGTAAAATACATCCGCCTTGATGATCTCACCATCCACCTGGTACGACTTAACGCAGATGCAAGGGTATCCATCGCCGTCCCATTCGCCGTACTCGGCGAGAGTACACCATGTACCAACGGGAGCCTTGATCTTCCCGCGCTTGCCGATAGCCGCCGCGACGCCGTGGACATTCTCGATCACAATTCTTGCGTCATCGCCGGAACTGCCGATCTGCGCGTATCTGCCGGAACTGCCGATCTGCGCGTATCTGCCGGAACTGCCGATCTTCGCGTCATCGCCGGAACTGCCGATCTTCGCGTATCTGCCGGAACTGCCGATCTTCGCGTCATCGCCGGAACTGCCGATCTGCGCGTATCTGCCGGAACTGCCGATCTTCGCGTCATCGCCGGAACTGCCGATCTGCGCGTATCTGCCGGAACTGCCGATCTGCGCGGCATCGCCGGAACTGCCGATCTGCGCGGCATCGCCGGAACTGCCGATCTGCGCGGAATCGCCGGAACTGCCGATCTTCGCGTCATCGCCGGAACTGCCGATCTGCGCGGCATAGCCGGAACTGCCGATCTTCGCGGCATCGCCGGAACTGCCGATCTTCGCGTATCTGCCGGAACTGCCGATCTGCGCGTATCTGCCGGAACTGCCGATCTGCGCGGCATCGCCGGAACTGCCGATCTGCGCGGCATCGGAAACGTCAACGTCCTCCGGCTTCGGCATTTTCTTAATCGTTTTCTCAAAAAGAAAATCAACGCACGCCTGAATAAAGCCGGAAAAGCCAAGCTTTGCGCCGATTTTAATCGTGCTGGTTGCGAATTTCTTGTCGTCATCCGTTACCGGAGGATAGATGGCTTCCACGGTTGTAAAGTCGCTGAACTGTCCGTCCGGTCGGACAAGCGGGTAATGGTCTAAAACGTCGAACGGATTAACACAGTAGTGTGTTACGCCCGGAACGCAGATGCCGTGACCGGATTTTTTGTAAACCGTGTTCTCTTCGTATTTGTGTCCACGGCAGATCAAGCCGGGTTCATAGGCTTTAAAGCCGTGCATATTATCGCTCATGGTCTTTCCTCCTCGTTTGGTTTATTTTTAAGATTTGCCAGAAGCCTTTCGAGACGGTCTATGTCATCTCCATGCGGGGCGGAAACTGTTTTCTTTGGCGCTTCCGGCTCGTCCTTGAGCGGGAAAACACCCTGCCAGCCTCGCTGGATGCTCTGGTTGAGTATGGCGATCTTCTTCTCGTCATCGCCGGGTGCGAGCTTTTCCAGTTCGGAAAGCGTGAGAGCAAGGGCGCGGTCGGTAAGCGGTTTGCGCATCTTTTTCCGCATTTCGGCAAAATCGTTCAAAGCCGCATCCAGCGCGGAAGCGCCTTTATGTTTTTCCTCGTCAGAGGTAAAACATCTGTCTTTGTCTTTGTCTTTGTCCTTGTCCTTGTCCTTGTCCTTGGGGGGCGTTCGGGGGCGTTCGGGGGCGTTCGGGGGCGAATGCCCCCCACCCTTTTCTCCGTTCTCGCGGTTTCGCGCGCATTTGGCGTTGTATTTCTCAATGTCCCTATCGATCTGCGACCTCATGCCGGGGAAGACAAAGCGTTCATTACCGCGGAGTTCCGGAGCTGCGCCGGTCGCGCTGTATTCTAGCAGCGCCCTGAACAGTCTCCCGCACTCCGCGTCATTCAGCGCTTCCATGGTGTCGAGGTAGCTGTGATAGGCATTGAAGCTCTCTAGTGCCATTGTGCGCCTCCGTTAAAACGGAAGCTGTCCGTCATCCTCGACCGGCTCCAAGCTCGCCGCCCGTTCGTAGGCTTCCTTCTGGTCGGGCTTCTTGCCGCCGCAGAAACTGACTTCTTCGGCAACGATCTCCGTTGACCGGCGGGCGTTGCCGTTCTTGTCCGTCCAGTCGCGGTTCTGAATGCGCCCGCGGACGCAGATCATGTCGCCCTTGGAAAACCACTTGGATACAAACTCGCCGGTCTCACGCCATGCGGTAATGTCGAAGAAGTCCGTGCCCTCCTTGAAGCGGTCAACGGCGATCGCAAACGACGCGACCGGCGTGTTGTTCGCCGTGTAACGCTTCTCCGGGTCTCGTGTAAGGCGTCCCATGAGGACGCATGTGTTCATTGCCATCTTGGATTATCCTTTCGGTAGATTAAATTTTTTTCGTCCCAATCGTGATAGAAGATTTTCAGATAGTCGCGGAAGTATCGGTACATTTCCTCCCGCGTTTCTTTTGGGCCGCTGTCAAATTGGTAGTGGCACGCCGGGCATAACGTCAGTATGTTTTCTTCGATTCCCGCACCGCCGTGTGATCGCCGGATGAAATGCGCATTAGGGGCTGCATTGAGTGAGTGGCAGTAAACGCAGCAGTGGTTGTCGCGCTCCCAAACGCGCTCTTTGACAGCCTTTGGAATGGCGCACGCTTTAGCGCGTTTGCTTGAGATTCTTTTCACGTTTTTCCTCCCATTCCCCGAGCAGGGCGGTGAGCTTGTCCGGCGGCATGGTCTCGATACCAACGGCCTTGGCGTCCTGAATCAGGTTGTCTATAAGGCGGCTCATCGTGGAGCGGGAAAAGACCGAAGAGCCGTAATAGAGGATCACATTCACGCAGTCGGGGATCTTGGATGCTGTGACGTCAGATTGCCAGCCGAGGCCGTTTGATGCCCAGACTTGCCGCAGCTCTTCCGCCGCCGCTGACTGGATGCAGACGATCTTCATGTTGCCGCCAACGTCGCGGACGGCGCGGCGGTAGACTTCGGACGCCGGAACGCCGGTAGCTTTGGCGAGCTTGTCGATCAATGTCCAGGCATAAGCGTTCGCGTCGAGGCTGCGGAGGGATTTCTTCACATTGATCTCGTATTCCCCCGGCGTGAACGCGTAGGCAAAATGCCTCGCGTCCACGTCCGCGGTATGGAGCTTGAGATAGCCGCCCTCCCAGATTGCCTTGTCAACCTTCACAGACGATCACCAGCGTCTTCGTGATTAAGGGCCTGTGCCTGTTCTTCGAGCTTCTCCATATTGAACGCCTTTTTCTGGCAGTCAGGACAAAGGATACGGTCAAAACGGCGGAGGGAGTATTCCGCCATGTCGGACACGCTCCACATCGTACCGTCGCGCTTTTTGATCGGGTAGAGCATTCCGCCGCAATCGGCGCACTTTGGAGCGGGAACGGCTGTGGGCTTCTCTTCCGGCGCTTCGCTTTCCGGCAGATCCTCCCCGGCGTAGATGTAAAGACCGAGCCCGTGACGGGCGACAGCCTTGGTAAGGCTGCGCTGGATCGCCTTGTTTACGTCGAAGCTCGTGACCTGCTCGACCGGAATGGAGCGATTCTTGAAGTCCATAACGGGGAGGTATTCGATGTGCTCAACGCCGTTCACGGTAACGCCGGTTTTGACCCAGCACGTTTTCCCGTCGGTGTGATAGAAGAGGCCGTCCGCGTTCTCGTAGATCGTGTACGTCGCATCGGGGTGCAGCTTCTTGACCTCGCCCCATGCCCAGGCCCATGAGAGGTAGGTGAGGCCGTTCTTCTTCTCCGTCTTGCCGTTGACGTTGATGTTGTTCAGCTCAACAAAATAGTTCTCGCTCATTCCGCCGCCTCCTTTGCCTCCGCGAGCTTCTTCCGGAAATCGTCAAGCTCGGCGCGCAGGGCGATATTCTCCGTGCGCATCTTCCAGTAGTCATCCGCGAGACGCGCCGCGTCGTTTTTTCCTGCTCTATCTACGAGCTCGCGGTATTCAGCGACTGTGATCCCGACGGTAAACATTGCCGTGCTCTCGCCGGTCTTTTCGTCAACGACGAAGCCGGTGTCAAATTCGTTCTTGTAGTAAGCCATTATTCAAGTTCCTTTCCATCAAAAATTTCGTTTAATGCTTTGATCTCTTCTTTGTCAAAATTACAGATTAAAAGCTCGTGGAAGCGGTCGCGGAGGTTCTGGGCGCAGTCGTCGCAGTAGATTCCCTCGGCGTACCGTCCGCACAAGGGGCATTTATTCCCCCATTCGATACGGTCAGACCCGCAGGTAGGGCAGCGCTCCCAGCCGTATCCCTCGTCGGCATAGACGACGGGGTAGAATCCGTCCTCGCCGCAGTCACGGCAGCGGCACGTTCTGGACACTTGACAAATCCGCCTCCTTTGCGGTAGAATTTGAAGCAAGGTTGTTTTTCCTGTAAGCGTCGTCGGTGTCATCTCCACCGGCGGCGCTTTCGCCTTTTTCCGCCCATGTGGTGGAACATTCAGACTGCGCTAGCCATGCAAGGACGAGCGATTCCAAAAACGTCTGCATGGATGCGATGCCGTTTCTTTCCAGCGCCTGTTTAACGCGCTGTGCGGTACTTTCGGTCAGGCGGCACTGTAAGCGTATGGGCTTAACTCGGCGCGGTCTGCGGGGCTTTCGCTGCGTAACGGCGTCGTAAATTTCCTGCGCACGTGCACAGAATTTCACGCCGTAATCGTTCGTGTGAAGCGCCATGCTCACCGTTCCCTTGTTGGCTTTCGGGAACTCTTCCCGGAGGGCGGCGGCGATGGCCGTGCAACGTGTGTCGTTCAATGCCGTCCTCCTCTCTGCATGATCGACGTGTCCGGCATTTGAAGCCAGCGGCAGCAGTCATCGGCGAGGCTCGAAAAGCCGTAGACCGCGAAGATGCCCTCGATGACGGCAAAGCCGAGACCGTTATATTTTCCGAATTTCCAGACGAAGAAGATCACAAGCGCCAGAAGCGTCATGATCGCGGTGGTGGCGAACGTAGCCTTTCGTTTTGTCATGGTTGTTTTTCCTACTTTCTGCGGCGGTTGGCCGCTTTTTGTACTCTCTTTGTGATGTCGATGGTGTAATCGGCAATCGGGTGCAGCTTTGTCCGCTCTTCCCGCCGGGCTTCGCATCCGGCCTTAAATTCTGCGTACCGGGGGCAGGATGCGTGGCAGCCGACGAAGCGCTCGGAACAGTCCTTACACGGGGCTGTCATCTGGTGTCCTCTCCTTTTTGCGTTGGTTCAAGGGCTCAACGGTGACGTTGAAGTATTTCGCATAAGTCTGCCAAACAATAGCGGCAAAGCGCTCGCCGTCCGCTACCGTCATTTCAGTCTGCACCGTTTCCCCTCCGTTCCTTGATGATCTCATCGACAGCCGCCTCAAGTTTTGCGCGTCCATTGCTTGGGCTTCGCTGACCATTCAGGATCATGCTGACATACGCCTTGTGGTAGCCGAGCCGATTGGCAAGCTCCGTGTTCGTGATGCCGTTGTTATGCATCTTGCCGATCAGCCGACCCGTCCATGCTTCGGGAAGATTCACTTTTTCACCCCCATCAAATTATTTTGATTTGATAGTTGCAAAAGTTAACACCGTCTGCTATAATGAAATTGCACTTACAAAACAGCAGAAACGGGGCGCGAAAGCAACTGCGCTTTATTAACTTCGCTAACCATGATTGCATTATAACCCATGACGTTATTGAAGTAAACATCTTTTTGCTAACTTCGGTAACTTCGGCATTCTAAACAAAAAGGCAGGGGTGTTTTATGGCGTTTTACCAACAGTTTATTAAGTTATGTAATACCACCGGAATATCGCCATCCCGCGCAGCATTAAACGCCGGACTTTCTAAAACATCTGTAAATGGATGGAAAAGAGGGCAAACGCCAACCGACAAGAACATTGCGAAACTCGCAGAGGTGTTTAATGTTCCTGTTTCCTACTTTGACGAAAAAGAAGAAAAGCTCCCTGTCGATACCGACAAAGAGCTTTCCCCTAAGTATTCTGATTGGCAAATTTTAGCCGCCTACGAAAAGGCGGACGACAATGTTAAGGAAGCAATCCTGCTTCTTCTAAAATTAAGGTGATAGCCTCTCGCAAAGCGGGATCCTGAAGTGCTTTTTCAATTTCAGCTTTTTCGTTCTCCGCAAGTAGATTCTTTTCGTTCTCGCTCATTCTGATCCTCCATTATGAATTTATAGAATTTGAGCAGGAAGTCGATCCTGCGGGCGTAGCGATCCGGTGCGTCAACGGGTGTTTGCATTTTATCACTTCCCTAAATTGTTTTTCGACAATTTTCTGTTGATTCTATCGACATAGAAATTTATTCTGAACATAGCCGCATGGTGGTAACGAGATGGAATACATTCCGCACTTCCGATATGGGCGCGCATATAAACTTGTCCCGCCTCCGCCAAATTCGTTGTACGAAGATCGAGAGCTCATAAATTATGCAGAGAAAATCGTATGCGACGGCAAAATGTACGATCTGGCAAGCGTTGAATCAATCTATTCGATTCCTATTCCAGATTACGGGAAAATGCACATAGGCTCTATCGAAAGTCCCGTTTTTTACCTTGAGTACGTTCTCCGTATGCACGCAAGCTATCTCTGGAAAAAGAAGGAATACCGGTTAGCTCTTGTTTGTCTGGGGAAGTCTACACAGATGATGCCGTTTTCGCCAATTGGATACCTTAAAGAAACCTACTACCGTATTGTCGATTGGGAAGAAGAACTTGGTAAATTTCAAAAAGCGGAAGAATGGGAACAATGGATAGAAGATAATGCGCCAAGCATCGAACAAGACGTTTTTACTAATGTATTGAAAGGTTGCAGGGAACTGCACACAGATCTTGTTTATTCGGCTTGGGCGGGTGCGCAAAGCGCAGTAACAGCAAAATATCAAGGGAGAGTTTACAGCATTTCAGGAAAAGACAAGCGATTCCCTACGCTGCCTGATTTTATGAAAGGGCCGCAGAACATTTGCTATTTGTCCGGCCCTTTTACATGTTGGGGAGACAAAAGCCTTGATACGATCTATTACAAAGGGAAAGACGCAAACGCCATTTCAGTAAGTTGGAGACCGTTTAAGGACGATAGATCGCCGCAAGAAATTGCCGGATATAAAAACACGATTGAGAAAATCATGCAGCCCAAAATATCTCGGTACAAGATGCGTGTATACTTCCGAATTAAGTATTATTTTCCTGAAAAGCTGCCTAAAACAAAATCGGCGATTTATCGCCTTTCGGAAGAAGAATTTGAAAATCTAATTTCTGCCGCGGAGTGCGCCGGTGTCCAACTTCCGGAAAAACCCGTTTACAAAGAACCGATAGACCCAGAGCCAGATTATAACGGCGGACACCGTAAACCATTTTTCGTTTTCTGATTTAAGATCGCCCCGGCGTTGGCGGCAACCTCTGCCGGGGCTTCGGGTAAGGTGGTAAACCGACACGTCTGCCACATCTCAAGCGTACCCGCTCTTGCCCATAAAGTCCATGTTGTAAATCACAAATCAGGAGGAAGATTCAAGAACCGTTCCCAAAACTTTCGGGAAATCCAACAACTGAATGGAGATGGAGAAAAAGTGTCCGCGCTCACAGACCTACAACCTTACTTAGACGAGTATCCAGCCAAACTTCGCAAAGCGAAAAATGCCAGCGGCTTCACCCTGCAAGAGTTGTCAGACCTTTCAGGCGTTCCTTATAACAACGTATGCGACACAAATGCAGGGCGGGTCAAGCACCCGCTCCTTTTTTATGCCGCTGCCACTTGCAAGGTATTGAATCTATCGCTGAATGAGCTTGTCGGTCTGGATGAACAGCCGGACACACAGCATGTCCATGATCTGGAATTAGAGAACGTGCGGTTATCCGGCGAAGTAAAGCATCTGCAAGAAATGAACGCAGGGCTGAGAAAGCAGGGGGAAACCCACACAAGGACAATTTATATGCTTATAGGCGTATGCAGTATTCTTTTGTGCGCCGTTGTATGGTACGTCATATTTGACATCAAGGTAGAGACCGCCGGTATTTTCCGCTCGGCTGGGACAAGCATTTTTGCGGGCGTCCTCGCCCTGATACTGAACGCCTCCGTCGCAACCATCATTTACGCCTTCAAAAGCATTTACAAGGGGAAAAAGAAATGAGAGTTGCACTTTATGTCCGCGTCTCCACGGAAGAACAAGCCGTTCACGGCCTTTCCGTCGATGACCAGAAGGACAGCCTGAAAAGATGGGCGGAGGAAAACAAGCACAAGGTCGTTGATTATTACGTCGATGCCGGGGTAAGCGGCAGGAAAAGCGTGTCAAAGCGCCCTGAATTGCAGCGGCTTCTGTCCGACGTGGAAGCGGGGAAAATCGATCTCGTAGCGTTCACAAAGCTCGACCGGTGGTTCCGAAACATCGGGGAATTTTATAAGGCGCAGGAAGTCCTCGACGCGCACGGCGTTGTCTGGCAAGCGACATACGAGGATTATGAGACCGCCACAGCCGCCGGACGGTTAAAGGTCAATATAATGCTGTCCGTCGCGCAGGACGAGGCAGACAGAACGTCAGAGCGTGTTAAACGGATCATGCAGCACAAGCGGGAGCTTGGCCTTTGCCCCGCGGGTAAAACGCCCATCGGGTTAAAGGCCGTCGAGAGCCGCCTTTGCATCGATGAGGAAACGGCGCACATTGCTAGGCGAATGTTTGAAGATTACATCGCAACGGGAAGCGTTAACCACGTCAAAAAGATGCTCGTTTCCGAATTTGGAATAATGCGAGCGAATCATCATATAAAAGGCGCATTGAGCAACGAGAGATATATCGGCCTTAACAACGGAATAAAAGTCTGCGACGCGCTGATCCCGCCGGAGGATTTTGCCCTTGTACAACGGATGCTGACGGCAAGAAGCATTCGCAACAACGGATCAAAGCATACTTGGCTTTTCTCCGGCCTTGTCTGGTGCGCCGAATGCGGCCATCGTCTTGTGACGCATTCAACACGGCAACGTGGGACAGACTACTTCTATTACCGCTGCAAAAACTATGAAATTGGCATCTGCCGCCACAAAAAGAGAATCAACGAGGCGACGCTTGAAAAATATCTGCTTGCCAAGCTGCCAATCGAGGTACAGGCGCACAATGCAAAGCTCAAAGCAGGAAAAACAAAGCCGCCGGTTGATACGGCGGCGATCAAGCGGAAAATGGACAAACTGACAGACCTTTACCTCGCTGATCTCATAAGCCGCGAGAAATACGAAATAGAATACACAGCATTAAAAGAAAAACTGAACGTACCGCCAGAGCCGAAGCCTATCAACGAAGAACTTGTCATGTCTCTATTGGACGCATATGACAAACTTCCGCCACGTGGAAAAAAGGAAGTGTGGAATCGCTTCATTCGCCGGATTGTAGTTTCAGAAAACGGCGACATCTTTTTTGAACTTGTTTGGCTATAAAGAACCTTAACACC